CCTAAAAATATAATTCTTCCTGTGTTAGGTTTAATGATTGCATCAAATTCTTTTACAGTCTCACCTAATCTATCTCTCATTAACTGCGTCTGGGAGTTATTAGCACTCTCAACGTCATCAGCAATGATAATGTCTGCTCTACTACCTGTTAACTGCCCTGTAATACCCATAGATTTGACTGATGGTGCATGACTGGCTGTAGCAGGTGCTACATCAAATGATACTTTAGAATGTCTTTGATTATCTCTAGGTATCAAGTGTTGTAATAGTGGCATCTCTCCGATTAACCTTTGTGTAAAGGTACTGAAGTCATCTGCTCTAGTTTTACTAGCAGATACTACTAAAATATTTTTTTGTGGATTAAGAAGTAATTGATGACAGACAAAAGCAGAGGTAATCCAAGATTTACCTACGCCTCTAAATGCTTCTATTACAAGTCTCTTTTCGTTTGACTGTAAGTAATCTGCAATATCGAATTGTATAGGTGTAGGGTTAGGCAGGTTTAAGTGCTTCCAACACAAATACAAAAAATTTTTAAAATTCTTTAATCGTTTATCCATCATCAAATGGTACTTCGTCTAAAATGTTATCTTCTTTTTTAGATAAAGGTTCTTTACTGTATGTTTTACAAACTTCTAAACATACTTTCATTTCTGAAGCTGTTAAATCTTCCCCAGATTTTAATTTCTTATAAGCATGGTTTACCAATAGTTGTGGTAACTCTTTTAAGACTGTTTCTATTTTATTGGGGTCTTCCTTGTCGGTTGTATTTTTTATGGTCTCGTTTTTCATCTTTGTTTAACCTTTTCTTATGTGTTCGTACTCTTTTCTTTGGTTTCTCTCTAACAACAAAATCTTTAAATTTTCTAGCCATAACTACTTACTTGTTAGCCTATCCATGTGATTGTAAATTCTGCCAATCTGTTTATCTATTGACATAATTTCTTCTGTTAACATTCCTAAATGAACCTGAAGTTCTACGATTGTCATTAAGACATACGAAGATAAACCTAGTAGAATAGTACCTAATAGTGGTAATACCCATTGGTTCTTTTTCATTTAGCAATCTTTCCTTTGTTAATCCCTTTTTTAATTACATATTCTCTAGTTCCGTTTGCATTTACTTCGACTTCTTTTTTAAGATTTTTAAACAGAGACATTTCTTTATCTTTATGTTCTTTATTTCTTGTGAACTCTGTTAGCTTTTTTGTGTCTCGCATGTTTTTTAGGTTTGCAATTAGGAAAGTCAAAAGTGTAGACATCATCTACAATTTTATCTAAAAATTTTACACGTTCATCTATCCAACCAAGTAGTGAATAGACAAACTTATCCATTATTTCTTTTTAAGTTTATTCATTGTAGTTACACCAAATGATGCTCCTACGATTGTTAAAATAATGTACCAGAACATTGGGTCAGCATTTCCTAGTATTTGCCACCCACGTTCCATTGTGTCTTGAAAGTATGGCACGAAATGAAATCCCATAAGGCATGTAAAAAATAAACATAACCACTCGTCTTTCCACGAATGTTCTTGTTGTTTAATCTGTTCTATGGATATTTGTGATGCCGCATCTAGTTCTTTTTCTCTTACAATTTTATCTTTTTGTAATTTATGCTGAATAGCACCAAATGTTTTTTCTGCTATGATTTTAGTAAGAGGATTTTTTAATAATGCAAACCACATCTTACATAGCCCACAGTATTGCTGACCAAATTACAAATAATACAAAAAGTTTTTTATCTGTATTTTGCCAGTAGATTTTAAATTTGTTTAACCAAGTTTTTGGTGTGTAACCACATATTATCATGTTGTCTCCTTTTTGATTTCGTTGCAAAAATATGTAACGTATAATTTTTGTTCGTTTACTTTTTCTTCGTATTTTTCTGTAAATGTAGTAGTTAATTTTGCACCACCATTTACACACTCTGTCCAACTGTTGTATTGTGTTTGTACAGTTGCAGTGTTGTTACAAAATCCAGTAATTGCAGAGCAAATACTAAACGCTAGTATAAATTTCATTTAATAATGTATTTGTAATTATTTAAAGTTGAAATAACCTAGTATTCCAACAACTATTGTTCCTATAGTTAGGATAACTTTAAGTCCACCCTTACCCATAGAAACATCTTGTCTTAACGACTTAATTTCTTTTTTCATTTCTTCTATGCTTTTAAGAATGTTATTCATTCGTTCAGCACAAAGTTTCTCATGTGAAGAAAGTCTAACACCAGTAGCTACATCAGCGTAGTCATTTGGTGTAATCTTTTTTCTAGCCATTATCTATTACTGTTCCACCATCTGCTATCCATTCTTGAACAGCCACATAGTCTTTATTTGCTTCGTCTAGTGGTACAGATATATGTAAATTATCAGTTGTTACAACATTGTAACAAACAAAATTATTTTCATTATCATATTTTTTTTCTACTGTATTAATCATTATAACTCCGCATCTATTGAATACTCTGTTTCCCAACCTGACCTTGTTGAAGTAGCCCAAGCACTAGGGGAAAACGCATACCAATATCTAATTGTTTGTTTACTAACTATTGTTGTAGGTGATGACACATCTGCTGTTGCCGCATTTCCAACATTATACATTCTATTTGCATTACCAGAATATGACCTACTTACACTTGGGTTTGCTCTCATTTCTACTGGAAAAACAAAACCTAATAATCCTGTTGTGTTAAAATTCATTAATACAACACTTAATTTTTGAAAGTATCTATAGCATCTATTTTTATTTATATCGTTTGGCAAAAACTCAAACTCCGTAGCTGTTTGACCTGCTTCTAACTGTATTCCTGTAATATATAATTCATTTGATGTGTTATCTGCAAGATTGACTTGACCTACTGCTCTCCTTGTATTGCTTCTTGAACCCCATGCAGTTTGCAAACTCCCAGAAGTATATTCTGTTCCTGCTCCAAATAATATATTAACTCTTAAACTATTATTATTATCGTTATCTAAAGCACCAGTAGTATCTCCAACAAAAGTTAAAGTTTTCTTTTCCCAAGTTGATGCTGATGAAATTGTATATGATTGAGCTATTGTTCTATTATTATCTGGGTCATAAAGTTCTACAACATATGTTCCAGTTTTATTTGATTTAATCCAAAAAGATAAAGTTAAACTTTCTGCGTTTGAAGTTCCTTTTTTTAAATACTGTAAATTTTGACCTTCAATAGATTGTCCTACTCCTAAAAAACCACTAGAAGGAGAAGCATTAGCTGTTGTGCAATCAAATTTCATAGATTTTGCAAATCCTTGACCACTAGGTACATCAGTTGATTGTGATACTGTAAAAGTTCCTATTCCTTCATTCATAATGTTCATTCTATCTGCTGTGTAATAACCATTTGAAGTAATACTAGCTTGTGAACTTCCTCTTTGACTTTGGCTCATGTCACCATTAATTATTATATTTTTAAATGCTGATTGATTTGGTACTGATACATTACTATTTAAAGCAGTAGATGGAAGTCTAGCATCTGCAACTGTACCACTTGTTAAATTACTTGCTGATAAGTTAGTTAAATCTACGTTACTATTTAAAGCTGTTGCAGGTAATCTAGCGTCTGTAAATGTACCACTTGTAATTTTAGCAGTATCTAAATTAGGAATATCTGTAGCATCAAAACCACCTGATATTATATTTGCTAAATCTCTTGCTTTTGTCATTTATTTTTTCCTCTTGTAAAATTATTATGCGGTATAAGTACCACTTGATGTAAATTTAATTAATCTGTTACTTCCACTAACTGAAACTGTTGGAGAACCAGTAACCGTCCCTGAGTATAAAGCAGAAGGTACTTTTAAAATAACAACACCATCTCCGCCATCGCCACCTCTTGAGGAACTATTTTGACCTCCTCCTCCGCCACCTGCACCTAAACCATCAGTACCGTTTGCTCCATTAATATTTGAAAATGCAGTAGCACCACGACCACCGCCTCCAGAACCACCTGCATGACTTTGAGTTGGAGAACCACCTCCACCTCCACCACCATAAACTACTGTGAAACCTTCAAATGTAGATGAGAAACCACTACCTCCAGTACCGCTACCTGCTGAAGAACCGTTACCTGCAGAGCCACCTCCGCCTCCGCCTTCACCACCTCCGCCACCAGAGCCACCATCACCACCAATACCTGCAGTAGCTTGACCTGCAGAGCCAGGAGAAGTACCAGAACCTCCGCCACCTCCGCAACCTCCGTTACCACCGTTTTGGTTTCTTCCACCACCGTAACCACCTCCAAGAGAAGTTATTGTAGAAAAACCAGAGGCAGATAAAACTGAGTTAGCACCTTGACCTCCATTTGCATTTGAACTGGTAGCACCAGTACCACCTGCTCCAACTGTAATATTAAGAACTGTTCCACTATTAACACTTGAGTAGTTAGAAACTTGAATTTGACCTGCACCACCGCCACCGCCACCTTCTGAGTGACTTGATGCTTGACCAAGACCTCCACCGCCTCCACCTGCAAGAACTAAGTAATCAATATTATAAACTACATTATTAATAGTAATACTAAATGCTCTGTCAGCAGTTTTTCCTCCTGCTGTTGCTCGTAAAGTAAAGTTAAAAGTCGTATTTGATGAAACATTCCCTGCTGTTCCAGTAATTGCCCCAGTTGATGTGTTTAAAGATAAACCAATTCCAG